GGGGCAACATAACGACCACTAACCATTTGACCTTGTGGCTGTTGCATACCTTGTTGCATAAGCATTTCAGCCATTTTTTGCTGGCGTAAAATCTGCTGCTGTTGCAACATCTGTTCGGGGTTTAGTGTGCCAATATCAGCCATGATTAATCCATTCCTGTGGTCGTTGTTGGTACTTGACCTTGACCAAATCCACCATAAACATTCTCAGAACCGTATTGCATTATTGCTGGAATAGATTTAGCGTAAACACCCATTTTGCTTCCTAAACTTTGTGGGTCTTTATTACGCAACATTTGGGCTAAAGCCATAGGATTCATACCGCCACCTTGGCTTTGACCAGCTTGGTTTACCAATTGGTTTTGCTGTGCAAGTGCCGCCTGTTGATTAGCCTGTTGCTGACCAAAGTTTTGGAATACGGGTTGCAATCCGCTGACATCTTGCATTTGCTGTGGGGGTAGGATATATGGGTTCATAATTGTCCGTAGTCTACGGCTTTATAGCCGTTATCAAGGGTTATTACAGCATTAGGATACATAGCCTCAACTTCGTGTGCCATCACGCCTGTGTGCGTTCCATGACCTGCTAATGGGTGATCCTTAAATTCATCTTTGTATTCGTATGTATATACGGGTAAACCATTAGGTAGCCAAGCAATGTGTTTAATGTTTTCTTTAGTACGAATATCAGACATTAATGCCGCACCGCCAAGGCTAAACAAACCTTGGGTCATTGCGTTATTAGCCGCATTTTGAGCGTTAGACGCAGCTAGTTGGGCGTTATATCCCATTTGCGTTGCACCTAAAATGTCAGGGCCAGCCGTATTAGCTTGTTGTGCAGGGTTTACAAAAGTAGGGCCTTGTACTTGCGCTCCCGTTCTTACTGCGTTTAGCGTGTTTAATGGCTCATTACGCAAGAAGGCTTGTTCTTGCAAGGCTTGTTGACGGGCTTGTTGACCAATGCCAAAACCTTGAGTAGTAGCACCTAAAAGCAAATCGTTTTCTTTTTGATCGTAATTTCTTAAAGCACGGTCATAGGCTTCTGAACCAAGTTGTACGCCTTGATTAGCTAGTTGCTGCTCTAATCTTTCCCGACCCTGCTGTCTTTGTGGGGCTAGGCGTGCCATGTACGCATCTTGGTACGACTGTGCTGGATCAAAGCCTGTAGAAGGCAAACGACTTATATCAAACGGGTTATCAAGCATATTGCTGACATAACCCAAACCTTTATTGGTTAATTGCCCAAGTCCTAAACTAGCTTGATTTTGATAATCTAAAAGTTGTTGTTGTTCAGGAGCAAGCGTTTGGGTGGCAGACCATGTAGGGTTGCCGTACTTATCCTCGCCTGACATGGTGTATTCAAGCGAACCATAAGGCGTGTATTGATTTACACGATTTGCAGCGATATTCGCACGGGCAGCATCTAAGTTACCTGCCGCAGTTTCTCTTGCCGCACCTGAATAATCAGGTGGTGGTGGCGCACTTCCTCCGCCTTTTCCCATATTTTTCTCCTATAAACCTACAATTGTCTTTTGTCATAACAAAAAACAGCAAATCGCCTGAAGGAAAAACATCAAGTAGTTGGGCTTTTTCCTCAAAACCTAAATTTTTTACAAACCTAACTGAAGCCTCATTATCGCTTATAACAGGGACAATGATCTTATTTACTCCTAATTGTACAAAAGGATAGTCAAAAATGATATTTAAATATTCAGGTGTCATTTGCCTTGTAATAGCAATATGGCACATTACGGACACTTTGTTGTAATCCTCGTACCAAACACCTGCACATATTTCACCATCCTTAATCCACCCAATAGCAGTTGAATTTTCAGGGGTAAAAACCATGCCACATTGGTTTCCTACCCATGTCCCAACCGCCATTTTGTCCAAACATAGCAATTAAAGTACGCCCCCACGCTCCATTACATAATCGGTACTAGCCCAGCGTACATCAATATCTTGCGTTGCAATATTTAAGATAATTCCTGCCGCATAACCTATTCCAGTCACGCCTTGCCATTGTTTAGAAATGGTGTTTCCACCGCCCCAATTTGATTCATCCCATATACCGCTATCCCAAATACCAGTATTAATAAAAGCAGGGTTAAAGCTAATCTGCCCAATGTTGTTTTGGGTGTCAAAATCGGTGTTTATACCGCATAAAATCGCTGGTAAGCCGTTATCGGTAAATAGGATAGGGCGTACCATAGTAAAGCGTTTTAACTGCCCTCTAGCGTCAAAATAGCTATATGCTTGCTGGCAAGAAGCCTTGATATTGGTGTCGTTATCGGACAATCCATCCCAAAACTTACCTACAAATCCATCACCGCCAAAGTACATATCTTCGTCATAAACCTCAAAGCAATTGGCATTTATATTTGTAAAATTAGCCCATGCTTTTGTAATATTGTGCATTACAAACTGTTGCTGACCGCCAACTACAGGAATGTTAAATATCAACATATTTTGCTTGGCGTAATAATGTATTTGCCAGCCAAATTGGGTGCTGTAAAGGTCTGCGGCTTGGCTTACAGCGTTAAAAATCTTGTCGGTAATGTTAATTCTTGGGTCTAGACGGCTAGATTGCAAAGCACCTGCCAACGGAACTATGCCATCTTGGGTCATTAACAATAAATCGCCACCAAACTTGAAAAAACAGCGTCTAGAAAAGACCTGACCTAGTTGCCATACCCCAATTAACTGCCAATCGTTAGGGTCTGAAGGGTCAGAACCCTTAAAAACGATAGCTTCACCGTTATTGGTGATAAAAACAGCGTAGTCATCTACTCCGTAACCTGCATCTAGTGTCCAAGTACCCATCGCCATAATAAAACCACCATTACGGGCAATAGCACCCAATGGATATGAAGTTGCAGCACCGCTAATAGCGTTTACACCTAGATACCAAAAGTTTAAAGTGCCTTCTTCTACAAAATAAAGGCGTTCTTTATGCAAATTGATGTTAATTAGGTCGCTTGAATTAACTCCAGTAATAAATTTAGCTACTGTGTAAGTGCCTAATGGAAGTGCAGGGCTAGTAGCTGGTGCTGTAAGTGCGGTATAAGTAAAAGTTGTAGCGTTTGTAACCGTTATTTTAAATGTACCGTTATAAGCAGCAGGAAGTGCGCCTGTAATAGTGACTTGATTGCCTGTTACAAGACCATGCGCTACGGTAGTAACAAGGGTACAAGTCGTTCCTGACGATGTAAGGGTACTAATTGTTTGTGCGGTGCTTGTATTGGCGTATTTAACCCAAGTTGTGCCGTCATAAATAAGGGCGGCATCTACACCGTTAACTGCCGTAAGGAAATTACCACCTGCGGTTGACGCATTAACATATTGCAAGCGATCACTACTTTGTCCTGTTACTACAGTAGTAGCAGCACCCCCTGCGCTAACATTATAAATTGTGCTACCAGCCGCAGCAAACAACTCACTTGTAGAACCGCCTGAATACTGCATCAGGGTATCAACCTGCCCTGTAATGCCTGTAGCGTATCGGGTATAGCCTTTTCTAAGCTGTATTTGCGATGGGGTTGGGTAAAAATTTTCTAAAATTACAGCATCCGTAGGGTTCATTTCAGCAACAGAATCCCTAGCGTTCCAGCCGCCAATAGGTGCTGGTACTGAAGCGGTTGCTGCTCTGCGCTGTTGTGGTACTGGCATAATTAGCTGCCGTAACCAGTATCAGGAATGTTAGCCCAGCCAATAAGCACAGCACTTGGTTGCGGTGCAAACGACAAGGTAGCAGAGCCTTTATCGTTAGCTTTGGCTATATTTAGGTAGCGCATATAGTCTTGTTGCAATGCAGTAGTATCAAACGATTTAACTTGGAAATACTTGAGTTTTGTAGCCAACACCAAAATGGTGTCATCTAATACAGTCGTATCAGTATCAACCGTAAAGCTATTCTTTACAGCATCCGTAACGCTTCTTGCCCAGCCCTTAGAACGGTATTCAAAACCTAAGTATTCAAGGGTGTTGTAAGGCGGCCATATTTCAAACTGATTGCCAAGAATACGCCAACGGACACGAGGCCCTGTTGAAATATAGCCTGATTTAAGCCATTGCCATTGCTGGGCATCAACAGGGCCAAGCATTTGCCAATGTTTAGTCTTGTCCCAATGAGTATTATCTGTAACGGTTTCGTAGTCAGGCGGCAGCGGATATTTGGTCTTACTGAAAGTTACAGTACCGCCAATGCTTGTAGAAGAAGCTAACTGACTAGCAGTTACCGTTGATCCTGCAACAGATTCCACATAGGTATCTTGCGGAATTGCTGTGCCTACGATTGAATAAGTGTTATCCAAACCTGTGACATTACCAACATTTAATAAGTCATAAGTGTTGTTAATTGTGTCACAGGTCGTGGTTATTGCTGTAGTGTAAAACCTGTATTCCAGTTCCAATGCTTGCCAATTGTGTTCTTTTACAAGGTCGTACCCTGCACGGTTCATCAACGCCAAGACCTGCTGCACATCTTGGTTTGTGTTCCCTGCTACATAAGTAGGTACGGCTAAGTTAAGTTCAGCGGTGACTTGCTGTACAAGTTCAAGCATTGTTGATGACATATCAGGCTTCCTCTGTGGCTACCGTTTTTGTTTTACGGGGTTTCTTTTCACCAACAGCAGCAAGTATAGTAGCCATTTGCTCTTGCATTAAGGCTAACTTCGCATCTGTTTCTGCCTTTATTTTAGCAGTTTCTAGTTCCTTTTTGGCAAGTTC